GATAGGTGCCGACATAGATAGCCGGATGCTGTGCTGTGTTCATAGTTTTTCCTTCTATGTTGGAGCGGTTGCCGCCGCTCGTTGATGCGTGGGCTTCAACCCACGGGAAACAAAATAGCGCCAATGGCACTATTTATCAACCCCTATATTTCAAAATCTTTCGGAGCTTAGCCCATGAACCATGACCCCGAGCGCGAGGAAAAATTCATACAGGCAAAAGTCCGAGGCATGACGCACGCAGACGCTGCCCGTTTTGCCGAATACGCGCACCCGGAAGTGCAGGGCGCTCGCATCTATAAACGAGTGCAGGCTGAAGTCGGACGCCGGATTGCTGCCGAGTTGCACGGCGCTGGCGGTGCTGCGCTTTCTGTTTTGATCGAACTTCTGAACAGCCAAGACACTGCACCACAGACACGCGCGCAGATTGCGCAGGCGATCCTGAGTTTCGGCGGGCATAAAGCTGCGGAAAAGCTGGAAGTCTCGCGAGGCGATATTGACGCCGTGCCGCGTGAACAAATCCTCGCCGAGCTGCACAAGCGCGGGATCGTCAAGGATTCCAAAGGTTTGTCACACGCCCGCCCAGGTGATGATGCGGAAGAGGCCGAAACGATAGCGCAAGCATCCACACTCACTGACCCCCCGGCCCGGGCGCGTGTGTTGAACTGAGGCGCGCAGTTGCCAGCTGTTGCCCCTGTGCAGACAAATCAATAGTCCGTCTGCATTGCTTTTTTTATCAATGAGTTAGCCGAATGCGTGCGCGAATTGTGGCGGATTCTGTGCCAAAACGCCGCGCGCGCAGCCCACTTGTGGCATCGCGGCGACCCCCGGGCACCCCTTTCTTATACTCTTAATATGGATGCTATCCCCGTCCCACACTCGGGGGAGGGGGATGGCCTTTACGAATGAGGTTTCATGAGTGTTGATCCACTAGCCGAATACACCGAAGAAGAATTGCTGAAAGCGTTGTATGGACGCACAACCGGCAACACTTGGCGGCTAGAGGAATATCAACCCTACAAGTTTCAAGAGGCATTCCACGATGCTGGAAGCGATGCCAGTCAGAGACTGCTCATGGCTGCTAACCGTGTAGGTAAAACCTTCACAGGCGCAGCAGAAGCAGCGATGCACCTGACCGGCTTGTACCCAGAATGGTGGACTGGCCGACGCTTCGACAAGCCAATCTTGCTATGGGCCTGTGGTTCCACAACAGAAACCACGCGTGACATTGTGCAAGCTGAACTGCTCGGAGAACCAAACGACCCCTCCGCTGAAGGAACAGGTGCGGTTCCGAAACATACGATTCTCAGTTCTGAGCGGAAGCCCGGTGTTCCCAATGCGAAGGGGTCGGCCCTCATCAAACATATCAGCGGTGGCAATAGTCAGCTCGTGTTCAAGTCTTACGAGATGGGGCATGAGAAGTTCATGGGCAAAAGCGTGGACTACATTTGGCTGGACGAAACCCCGCCGCAGGACATTTACACACAGTGTCTCGCTCGTACCGTCGCGACGAGGGGTAGCTTGTGCATGACCTTTACGCCGGAAGGCGGTTTGACCGACATGGTTCGTCAGTATTTGAACGATCTAAAGCCGGGACAAGCCTTGATCCGTGCGACATGGGATGACGCACCGCACTTAGACGAGAACACGAAAAAACAGATTCTGGATGCGTTGCCACCACATGAGCGGCAGATGCGAAGCCAAGGCATACCGATGTTCGGTACAGGCTTGGTATTCCCGATCAACCCAGCCGACTTCACCTGTGAGCCTTTCCCGATACCTGAGTATTGGCCGAAGGTGATCGGTATGGATTTGGGGTGGGAGCACCCGACCTGTGCAATTTGGTCGGCGTTCGATCCAGACGAAGATGTGATTTACATCTTTCAGGAATACGGTGAATCCAAACGAACCCCTGAAGAGCATGCTCGCCATATCAAAGCGATGGCATGGGCGAATGTTCCAATCGTGATTCCGCATGACGGCAATCGCAGAACGGGTTTAGGTAATCCGGCGATTCGTGACCAGCTGACCGAGGCGGGACTCAGCCTTGAGCTACAGCCATTCCGTAACCCAATTTCACTAGGCGAGAAGCCATACGGCAAAGGCGCAGCCAGTGTTGAGGCCGGGATCATGTTCATGTTGGAGAGGATGAAGGATGGCCGACTCAAAATTTTTACGAGCTGTCAGAAACTCATGGAACAGCTCGCCGTTTATCACCGAGACCCAAAGGGCACCGGAAAAATCATCGAACGCTTTGACGACTATGTGGACGCTGCTCGTTACAGCGTTCTCTCGGTTCAGGAGAGAGGTAGGGCGTTTAAGTCTGATTCTCGCTGGGATTGGGAAAAGAAGTTGAGCTACCCAGCGTTGGGGCTTGTATGAGCATCGTTATTCAAAACCGTTTAGAGGAGCTGTCCCGAGAGGTTGCCGAGTTGAAGGCATTGATTCTCGAGATACAGGCACGCTACTCCGAAACTCCAAGGAAACCGAATGGATCTACGCGAACTAAAGGCACAGTGCCGACAAGAGATCACTGAAGCCTCCGGCTATGACGGCGGGGAGCTGTCAGATAGCCGTCGCCGTGCTCTTGAGTATTACTTGGGTGAGCCGTTCGGCAACGAAGTAGAAGGGCGCTCGTCTGTCGTTAGTACCGATGTGGCAGATGTGGTTGAGTGGGTAATGCCCTCTTTGATGAAGGTGTTTGCCAGCGGTGACGATGTGGTCCGTTGCGAGCCGCAGGGGCCAGAAGATGTCGAAATGGCTCAGCAGGCAACCGATTATCTGAACTATGTGTTCAACCGCCAGAACGAAGGTTTTTCAGTTCTATACGACTGGTTCAAGGATGCCTTGATTCAGAAAGTTGGGGTGGTGAAGGTTTGGTGGGAAGAGTCTGAGCGCCGGGAGAGGGAGCAATACTCCGGCTTGAATGACATCGAGCTTGAAGCCCTGAAAGCCGACGACGCCGTCGAGATCGTTAGCCAAGAGTCGATTGAAGCCACGATAGAAATGCAGGGGCCGGATGGCACCAGCTTTGAAGTCATGGAAACGACTCATGATGTAGAGATTATTCGCACTGTCCCAACAGGACAGGTTCGCGTGATGGCTGTCCCGCCGGAAGAGTTCCTAATCAACAAGCGTGCTCGCACGATTGAGGATGCCCGATTTGTCTGCCACCGCACCAAAAAGCCAATCAGCGATTTGCGTCAGATGGGTTACGAGGTGCCGGATGATGTCGGTTCATCCGATGAGGACGAATGGAACGAAGAGCGGGTTGCCCGCATGGAGTTCGACGACGCAGACGCTATTCACAGCGCAATCACTGAAAAGTCGATGCGAGAGGTGTGGGTACATGAGTGCTATGTCCGAGTTGATTTTGACGACGATGGTATTGCTGAGCTTCGTAAGGTCACTCTGGTAGGAGACTTGGTTCTCGACAATGAGGAAGTAGATGCCGTTCCGTTTGCATCTATTACGCCGATCAAGATTCCGCATAAGTTCCATGGGCTGAGCTTGGCAGACTTGGTGATGGACTTGCAGCTCGTGAAATCGACCATCATGCGGAACTTGTTGGATAACGCATACCAACAGAACTTTGGCCGTTATGCCGTATTGGAAGGACAGGTCAATCTGGACGACCTGCTAACCGCTCGTCCGGGTGGGGTTGTCCGTGTACGCAGTCCGGGCGCAGTTTCGCGTCTAGATACGCCTTCCCTAGAGCCATATACCTTCCAGATGCTCGACTACCTTGATGGAATCCGTGAAGAACGGAGCGGGGTTAGCCGAAATGGTCAGGGTTTGAATGAAGGCGCATTGAAGAGCCATCAAACCGCTAGTGGGGTGGCTCAGGTCATGTCTGCCGCACAGCAGCGTGTGGAATTGATTGCCCGAGTCTTCGCCGAGACGGGGGTTCGTGAACTGTTCCGCAAGATGTACCGGTTGGTGATCAAGCACGAGGATCAAGAGAAGTTTATCCGACTGCGTGGTGAGTTTATTCCGGTGCAGCCGATGAACTGGAATGACAACCCCGACCTTACAGTCACA